ACAACGACCCAAGATACAACAACAACCACATCTCAACAGGTAAATCCATTAGGAACACCAGACCCTACAGCAGAGTTCCCCAAAGAAATTTACAAAATTGATAGAAAATCAGCAGAAAATAGAGAATTAGTTACGTTTGAACTAGCAGCAGTATTTGATTTGGCAGGAATAAGAGCACCAAAACGTCAATGCACCAGAACAGAGTTCCCCTCTATTGGTACGTTTATCGCATGAATTGGCAAGAAGAAGCTCTTAATCACGCAAAAGTTGAAGATCCAAAAGAGTGCGTGGGTCTTTTATTAAATATTCGAGGAAAAGAAAAGTATTTTCCTTGCCGTAATCTATCTATGACAGCACATCAATGTTTCATAATTGATCCAGAAGATTATGTTAAAGCAGATAACACAGGAGAAATAAAAGCAATAGTTCATAGCCACCCTGTAACTCCACCTTTTCCAAGTGAAGCAGATAAATTAAGTTGCGAACAAAGTAAATTACCCTGGCATATAGTCAATCCAAAAACTGAACAGTGGGGTTATTGTGAACCCTGCGGATATAAACCACCACTAAAAGGTAGACCCTGGGTTTGGGGAGTAACAGATTGCTGGTCTTTGGTCCGTGATTTTTACAAAGAAGAGAAAAATATAGAATTATTAGACTATGAACGACCTGTTACCCCACAGGAATTTAATGACGTACCATTATTTGAAAGATATGCCGAAAGAACAGGTTTTAAAGAGTTAGACCCAAATGAGACACTTAAGAATGGCGATATTCTATTGATGAGCATAATGTATAACACCCTCAACCATGTAGCAATTTTTTTAGATGGAGATGTTTTACATCATTTAACCGATAGACTATCTTGTAAAGAGCCATATTCTGCGTGGCTGCAAAAATGCACAGGCAAGAGGTATCGTTATGATGCGTAAAATCAAACTTTACGGAGACTTAGCAGAATTTGTAGGTCACAAAGAATTTGAAGTAAAAGTAGACAGCCTATCAAGAGCAGTAAGTTTTCTTATAAATAATTTCCCTGAAATCGAAAAATATATGAATCCTAAATATTATCAAGTAAAAGTTGGTAATTATACAGTGGGAGAAGATGAAGTTTACCATCCTATAGGACAACAAGATATCCATTTTGTTCCAGTAATTGCTGGTGCGGGTAGAGGAACAGGAAAGATACTACTGGGTGCAGCTTTGATTGGAGTTGCTTTTGCTACAGGAGGTGCTGTAGTTCCGTATGCTCCACTTAAATTTGGTGCAGGAGGGTTTGTTGGTGGTGCTGGAATAAGTGCAATCGTAGCAAATGTTGGACTAGGTTTAGCCCTCATGGGAGTTTCTGAAATGCTTACTCCTTTACCAGAACAAAAAGATTTTTCCAGTGAGCAAGATCCAAGACTGTCATACAACTTTTCTGGAACGCAAAACACTTCACGGGCTGGAACTCCCGTTCCAATCTGTTATGGAGAGATCATAACTGGATCGGTGGTAATCAGTGGTGCAGTTGATACGCAACAGGTACAGGCATGACAAATAAAATGATTAGAGGTGCTGGTGGCCCTCCTTCTCCTCCTACTCCACCTCAACCAACCAGAGCACCTGATACTTTACACAGTAGACAGTTTGCTACTTTTCTTGATCTTATTTCTGAAGGTGAGATTGAAGGTTTTGCCTCTGCTTCAAAAGAAGGATTAACACAGGGAACTACCGCATATAATAATGCTGCATTAAAAGATGTATTTCTAAACGATACTCCAGTTTTAAAAGCAACAGCTAATTCCGCAAGTCCAGCTACAACTGATTTTAATTTTCAAGATGTAGGATTTAATCCTAGATTTGGTACATCAAACCAAACAAAGGTTGAAGGTATTGAAAGTAGTTCTTCTGTAACGGCAGTAGGAGT